CCCCCGAGTCGCAACCTGACCCTGTCGTAGAACCGGTGGCGGAGACCGTCGCAGAGCCAGCAGCTGAGCCAGTGAAAAAGGTAAGCAAGAAAAAGGCTCCAGCCGCAGTATAAGTCAAGGTAAGTTATACCTGAATAATAATATCTGCTAAATGTTCTACATCATATATTTTTTCTGAAAGACGTGGTATCCCCTGTTGAAGGATACGACCTCTTTTTTTATCCTCTTTTGTGATTAAAATACTTATGCCTCCAAAACGGAGACAAGTGTCAGAGGGTTCTATCGCGACATATAGATTGTTATCCTCGTCAATCATTGCCTTGCCTAGTTTTGGATTCAGGATGACGCGTATCTTTTTATAAAACGTCAATTCTTGATGCCACAAGGGAATGTAGAGTTGTTCTTCTTCTAAATAATAGACGTCCTTGCGCAACATGTTTTCAAGCGTAGGCTCGAGGACATAGGTTTTGTAGCTAGACAAGTGTCGTTGAATCGGTTGTATGACATATTGATGTAAGAGAGGATTTTCGAGACGAGACAACCAGTAGGCATACAGACGCCACCGCTTTTCTTCTATGGTATCCATAAATTCATCCTCAGGACGAGTCAGCAAAAACGCATAAGCTTCTTTCACGCGTATGAATTCTGTATCATTGCCTTTTTTATCGGGATGATGCAGGAGACAAGCCTTTTTGTATTTCTTTTTTAATAGAGGAATATCAAACCGTTCATGTAGATTGATTTGTAACAAGAGACATGCCTCTACTATCTTCATAAGAAGATAAAAAAAATATATTTATATAGTAACATGCCCAAACGCGTCTTTCCAAAAGCCTATCAGAACTTGATTGATTCTATTTTGTATACCCGGCGAAGATTGGGCAAGCCTAAGACCACGGCTACGTCTAAGTATTTTAACGGAATGTCACGCAAACATAGACCTAGACACATGGTTTTTAAACAGCGATGCACGCGAAGAAGATGATAATCCGCGAAACGTATCACTCGAGTGAATGACGCTTGACGGCTGACCAACTCTTGGAAACCCTACGTTTCAAAGCATGAATAAAATATTCCAAATGATAAATAGACCGATACCGGGTATTGTAATTTGTCATGAAAAGGAGAAAATCTTCTTGGGGAAGCTCGACCCGTGTTCGCCTAAAGATTTCAACATACACGTATTGGATACAGTCATAAATATCAAGATTATAAATCATCCATTTATAGATGAGCTCTCTTGCACTAGTCAAATCATATTCCTGGTTCAGAATATAGTCGACGACTGCTTGACAACGAGTGACATGGTGCGCGTCATAGGCAGAGACCGTCTCTGTGTGGACCGGCACGAGGAGACAAATCTCTTTGATACACGAAGGGAAATACGAGACATGTTTGGTTAAAAATAGATAGGTAATGTTTGTCTCTCGCATATACGTATGAAAGACCGAGAGTAAGTCGGGGTCGATTAAATGAAAATGGCAACACAACAGGGTCAATTTGTTTTTAATCTGTATAATTTCCTTTATCTTGATATAGAGGTCGGTCCATATGGATTGCGATATGTTTGCTCTCTCGAAATCAATCTCAAAATGAATGTCACTCATGGTAAACGTATAGGTTTCTCCTTGAAGGTCCAATACGCATTTTCTTTTGTAGTGTAATTGGGAAGGACTCTTTTTACGCAACGTCGTAAGGGCTTCTTCGTAAACCAAGGACTGGTCTAATCCAAAGAGTATCATGGAATTCTCCATCGTTATACGAAACACAAGTGGTTTATTTATATTTTAATCTGTTTAACATATAAATACAAATGACGAAATAGAGGTAATGAACCTCTATCATCATCCATCTCAGATAAATTATAAACAAATCTCGTTTTATCTTCCGATTCCCAATAAGTTTTCTAGCTATAAAAAGTTTTATAAACTTCAATACAATACCCATATCTTTATTATCCATACGTTGTATATTTTACTCGATGCAGAAACCACCATCGTGAAGGAAGACGACAAGTCGTTTAAATATACCTTTACCTATCGTGAAGAGCAACTACGCACGATCGAACAGAACATATTGGGGGCACTCAAAAAACATGTCAAAAAGGAAATCGTCTACAATCATCCAAACACAACCCTGATACGTCATCACGGCGCTTACGTGAAAAATCCACGACTCTATCTTCGAGTCTCGGGTGTATGGGAGAATGACCACTCGATTGGGATTACGTGTAAAATAGAGTGTTATCCGTCTACATAGAAACAATCCAATACAATTTGCTGGATACCTACCAGAAGGACGTCGAAGAATGCGAAGATGGCTGTATAGCTGGCGAGCTGAGCATTGCCTGGACCCTTTTGTAAATATTGTATCACCGAAAAAAAGATGAGACAAATGACTAGGATGGAAGAATAGTAAGACCACAAGAAGTATTCAGGTGGAACGGCCTTTTTGTTAATCGCCGTAAAATACTTCACATTTAACGCAATCATCCACATCATCAACACGATGGTCAATAATAGTGCCCATGGCAAACGTTGGAGCGAGTTCCAGTCATCCGAACCCTTTTTGATGTTGACAAAAATAATACCCAAGAGAGAGAACACGGCAATACCGTATCCCCAGATGAGCGCATTGGCTTCTCCCGTGGACCCATCTTCCGAGGTCAAACCATAAGCCAAGGTCATTTTGACAAAGACACCTATCACCAAGAGAGAGACAAAAATAGGGGTTGATTTCTGTGCGTCTTTCTCTCGCAATACATCTTTGATTGCATCGAGTAATCCATCTTTGGGTTCCTTTTCCATGTATTATATCGTCTTATATTTTTTTCGAATGTAAGCTTCTATTTCTTCGGCAGTAGAGTCGGTATATTCTGCCGGCAACGCATAAAACTTGGGCTTCTTCATGGTCTTTGCTTTGAAAAATAAATAACGACCATGTGGACCTGAACGAACGCTCCAACTGTCGGTAATGGTAAGGAGTGTTTTTTCTGTTTTCAAAAAGGCAATCAATCCTTCCATCTCTTCGGGTGGAACCGCTTGCTGGGTAATCCAATCTTCTATCAAGTCCACTTTCTCATACGACTGAAGGGCTCGCTTGACACCTTGATGTTCCAGATAATATCCATGAGAACCATGCTTGATAAGAAGAGGTGTTTTTTCGTGTATACCTACATATAAACTCTCGTATTTTTTCAAAGGCATATCAATCAATATCGAAGAAAGATGTGTCACGCATTCTTGAACCACGGCGGTCCACTCTTTGATACCTTGCTCCACTTGGTCGAGGTTCGATTCTAACATTCGCGTATAGTCATAGTTAAATAGGGTTTCGTAATAGGTATAACAAAAGGCTTCCACTTTTAGGCCAAGTGGGGTGACGGTCAAACGATTGGTTTCTTCTTCTTCGACTTCCTTCGAAGAAGAGGTGACGATTCCCTCTTTGTATTCATAGGTCCAAAGCGTGATGGGTGCACGTTTGATTTTACCCTTGGTGATATACTTTCTGTCTTGAACTGTATCCAAGAGATGACTATACGTAGAGGGTCTGCCGATAGACCGCTTTTCTAATTCAGAGATGAGATGCCCCTCGGTCCAGTGAGACAAAGGATGCGTGGTTTCTTCTATAGATACTTGTTTGCACTGGACCTGAGTTAAAAACCGTAAATAGCTAGACCAATCCTTGCCATCGGGTTCATGTTTCCATCCACAGTAGATGGGTTGGATAGACGTATAATAAAAATAATCTTCTTTGTAGAAAATCTTGAAGGTCGTATGAAGCATGCGCGCGGGTTTCATACAACTCTGTAAGGTGCGTTGATAGATGTAACGGTATAGTTTGTCGGTAGAGACATCTAGTTTTGTCTCGGTTACCGACAATTGAGTCACGCGGATACCTTCATGTGCCCCGGCGCCTTGCTTGACGAGAGGTCTTTCATAATCTTCTTTCAGAAATGATGCGAGTTGTAGTAAAAAGTCTTCACTATACACCGCATGGTCCGTGCGAAGATAGGTAATATAGCCTTCTTCGTAAAGGGTTTGAGCACATTTCATGATTTGCTGCGGCGACATCCCGAGGTTGGCTTGCTGCAAGGTGCTGGTGACCAGGATTTTAGGCGGAGGCACGGACACCTCTTTTGCCTCGGGTGGAGACAAAGTAAATGGATACCTATCCAATCCTTCCAGAAAAGGAATGGATTCTTCTTGAGACAAACTACGGGAAAAATGAAAGGGTATACGTTCATTGGTAAACACCCCTTTCACCACAAAGGTATTGGAGTGAATCGTCGACTCGATGGCTCGTTCTCTTTCGGCCACAAGTCGCAACGTGGGTGTCTGACATCTACCCGCACTGAGAGTATGACCCACGTATTTCCATAACATGGGTGACACGGTAAACCCGATATACACATCCAATACTTGGCGTGCGATTTGACTGTAGACGAGGTTCATGCGTAGAACCGTGGGTTCGGACATGGCACGAGTGATATCCCGTTCCGTCACTTCGTGAAAGAGAATCCTTTTGGTGGTCTTGGGTAGTTTACATGTTTTCAACACATGCCAAGCAATGGTCTCTCCTTCCCGGTCATCGTCTGTGGCAAGGAACACTTCCTTGGCTGCTTCCACCTCTTTCTTTAATAGGGTCACCACTTTCGGTTTCGTGGTCTCGTATTTGATTTTAAACGTCTCTAGGTTGATATGGGTCAGTGACGGAATGGTTCGAAAGTGTCCAGAGGTCGCAATCACTTTATACCCCTTCCCTAAAAAAGATTGTATCTTCTTGCATTTAGAAGGAGATTCTACAATGACCAAGTTCATCTAGTAGAAGATAAGACCGTTTGTTTATACTCTTGCCATTGAATGTTCTTGGACACCTTAAACGTGGGTCCTTTCTTTTCCAGTTCAGGGTCTACGTATAACTGTTTCAAGAGGGTCCCGATTTCAAAAGAAGCCTCTTGTTGGGTGCAGACACCGTCTTCAATCTTGGACAATACCTGGAGAAAGGTATCTAAGATGGACATGTCCACGCGATTCTTGTAAAGACGATGATAAAGGGCGGTATATTTTTCATACAAAAAATAACACTCTTCTTGGCACCGATTTTTGAGTTCAGGCTCTTGAACGGTATGCTTCAGGTCCATCATACGTTGAATGTTTTCTCTCAACAAAACACTGTGTTTTAGGTCACGAATGAGTTGTGTGTTGTCGATGGTATTGTTTTGTTTCATCAATTCATGTAATTGTAATTTCTGAGAATCGTTCATTTGTGTTTCCCTAGAAATTAAATCACCTTTTTTAACTCATGACTATTTATATGAGCTGCACCTATAAAAAATATACTGATTCGGATGGACCCGAACATCTTTACAATCGAATGAACCAGATAGATTGTGCGATGAAAAAGTTTGGCGGGAGTGTGCGACGGGACCCCTTAGTCAAATCACGCAAAAGGGTTAAGTATTTTAAACGAAGGAAATTGAAGTCAAAATCTAAGTCTAAGCGCAGAGCTTAAAGCTTTCGCTTGACCGTCTTGGCCTTTTTAGCCTTCTTGGCCGACTTGGAATCCTTTTTAAATGCTCCGAATACTCCCTTTCGCGTAAAGTATCCAGCCTTCTCCAGGCGTTTCTCCTTCTTGGCGAGAAGACTGAGCTTCTTCGAGACAATCTCTCCGTGTTTATTCTTAAAGAAATAAGATTTACGACGACGACCTGTGGTCATCTCCGCAACTCCATGCATCACCTCTGCGCGTGTTCCGTATTTCTTGTCGAATGTCATATAGCATAGAACAAGAAATTAAATTAATTTGAATTAAGATGTTTGATAGGTCATAAAAAATGTATATTTATTGCCTCCTTGTTCGTGAACAATACAAAAGTCTTGATTCATGGTATCCTTGACATAAAACGCGGTTGTCTGATTTGACGCATGTCGATAGATGGGGAAGGTGGGTATGTTATTGACCATCCGGTAACTTGTAATACCTAGGGTATATGTATTTTCTATCACACTTGTGCCATAGAGCGTCACGGTTCCTTGAAAGACAAAGAAGTAGGTTTTAGGGGTCAATACGTAACGCATATCACTCGTAGATGAATTTCCATATTTGGTGGCTCCTATGTATACATCTCCTAAATACAACGTATAGCTCGCCAGGGTAAGTTCGACGACCGAACTTGGTTTAAAGGTTTCGATCGCAAGGGTGCTTGTTGTATTCGTAGACGATAGGATAGGAGGAATCAAGCCTCGTCCCGTGTAAGAAGGCACATTGGTAAAGGTCTCGTCATAGAGTAAAAGTCCATGTCCTCCACGATAGCCTCCATCGGTTCGACCTTTGCGAGGGCTATACAGAGAACAACTTCCAAAATTTCCATAGACTCGAATGATGACGGATCCATAATAAAAAGCACATTCTTCTCCTTTGGGTCCTATCCCTATCGTTGCGGTTGTTATTGCCACACCGTTACGCACCTGATTTGGAAGACTTTCTATCGTAATCCATTCTGTCTTACCTGTATTCAGAAGAGTGATGGGTGTGTTGGTGGTATTGTAGACGGTGTACATGCCCTTGGCCAAGGCAAATCGGTTTTCCGAAGCATAGGGTATGTTTTGAAAGGTGAATGGGCTTGGACTCACTATGGTTTGCGAGTCCAACCCATAACGAGAGCCCGTGTTTGTAGAAATAAAGTCATCGGGAGCAGCGGTCACTAAACTCGTTGGACTATATTGTATCATGAATAATCCTCTCATGTAACCATACTTGTCATTATACAAGGTAACCGGGTCAAAAGGTCCTAGAATCGTGAGACGTATCATTCCTGAATGAAACGCGTAATCGCCGTTCAATCCTTCCCCTGCCAAAAACAAACCATCTAACGATTTCACGCCTCGGTTGTATTGAGAAGAAATTCCAAAGGTGCTATTGTTTTTGGTTATAAACGCAATCGAATAATAGTTGTGAAGATAAATGTAATACACTCCGATGCCAAGCTTATACATGTAATTATTTTTATAGAGATAGACTGGGTTCGACGATTCACTTGGGTCGGAAGAGACATAGGGGTCTACCATTATTTTTGGACCATACCATTCAAACACGTTAAATTTAAGATAAGAGGTATCGAAGGTTCGGAACGATGACACCACCACATTATCATAGACAAGTTTGTCTCGGTTTACAAAGATGGAGTCATACGAATATCCCCATTGTTCATAACGAATCGAGGCAATGGGTTCATCTCGATTAAACACGTATAGACGAGTGACCTGAATGTTTATAGAGAGAAATACTTTCATGTTTGCTCCCGGCTCACCTGGGGTCAAGTGATATCTACAGTCATACGCAACGCCATCCTGTTGGAGGGAGAGACAAAACGCCGTGTTTAGATTGGTCGAGTCCGACAGGTCAAAGGTATAAACCAGACCCGTTTCAAAAATGTAATTGCTCTTTATGTTGGTAATGATAAAATGAGAAAATCCAACAATTCTTTTTACGACAACCTTGAAGACGATACCCGACTCTTCAAACATTTCAGGTATAGGTTCTTCAGGGGGAGGTATGGCAAAGACAAAGTTACGCTCGTCTGTAGTCAATTGAGCCACCAGTGTATCTAACATTTGTAAAATCCTGGAATAGAGGTCACGGTTAATGTTGGAGAGGGAGCTCACGTAATAGTAATAGATTTTGTATCTGAAACGCAACAACAACAAACGATTCTCGACATAATCGAGACTTAGAATGGTTCTATGCGTGCTCTTGGTTCGACTGTTGTGGTAACTGATTTTTCCTGCCCCCATTTTTAACATCATCGCTTGCAACATTTTGGTGGACATTTTATTCTCTGAAAATGTAATTACGTCGCATTTGTTTTTACATTTATCCTTACTATTTGAATTGCTCATCTAGTAATAGTATAAAATTGAAGGATAATTTAAATTGTAGTTACACACATATAAAATGTCTCTCGCACAAAACTACCAGAAGAAAACCGACAAGGAGCACATCCTGGACAACCCGGACACCTACATTGGGTCGGTGGACATGCAGCGTGCTGAGTTGTATGTGTTTCAGGATGGAAAGATTGTCTCCAAGGAAGTGGACTACAATCCGGCACTCTTCAAATTGTTTGATGAAGGGATGGTCAATTGCCGCGACCATGTGGTGAGGACCCAACAGAAGAAAAAGACGAATCCTGCTGTAGATGTGGTCACGAGTATTCAGGTGACGATTGAGAACAACCGCATTACCTTGTTGAACAATGGCGAAGGGATTGACGTGGAAAAACACCCGACGTATGATACGTGGATTCCAGAGCTTATCTTTGCTCACTTGCGAACCTCTACGAATTACAACAAGGAAGAACAGAAAACAACCGGCGGAAAGAATGGGTTTGGCTTCAAATTGGTTCTGATTTGGTCGACGTGGGGTATGATTGAAACCGTAGACTCAGGTCGGAAACTAAAGTATACGCAGGTCTTTGAGAAGAATCTAGATGTCATTCATCCACCCAAGGTGGTTGCCTGTTCCAAGAAACCCTATACCCAAGTGAGTTTCGAGCCTGACTACAAACGCCTGGGGATGGAAGGGCTGACGGCTACCATGGTGTCACTCTTTCAGCGCCGCGTCTATGATATTGCCGGTATCACGAGCAAGGAGGTCAAGGTGAAATACAACGACGTCCCGGTCGAGGTCAAGGACTTTCAACAATACGTCTCTTTGTATAGCGAGGCCGACAAGGTAGCCGAGGCACAGGAAGGATGGAGTTACGTGGCTTGTCTCAGCGACGAGTTTCGACAGGTCTCGTTCGTCAACGGTATCTTTACCTACAAGGGAGGCAAACATGTGGACTATCTCCTTCAACAAATCTTGAAGAAATTGACAGCGTATATCTTGAAAAAGAAAAAGATGGAGATTAAACCCTCTATCTTACGTGAACACATGACCCTCTTTATCCACTGCACGATTGAAAACCCGTCCTTTGACAGTCAGTCCAAAGAGTGTCTCACGACACCCTCGGCCAAGTTTGGAACCAGTTGCGTCGTGAGCGACAAGTTCATTGAAAAGTTGGCGGGACTGGGTATCATGGAAAACGCATGCGAGATGGCGGAGCAAAAGGAACTCAAGCAGCTCAAGAAGAGTGACGGAAACAAGTCCAAGACCATTCGGGGTATTCCAAAACTGGTCGATGCCAACTTTGCGGGAACGAAGCAGTCGAAACAGTGCACGCTCATCTTGTGTGAAGGAGACTCGGCCAAAGCAGGTATCCTTTCAGGACTATCCCCTTCGGACCGTAATATTCTAGGGGTATATCCGATGAAAGGTAAACTCTTGAACGTGCGAGGGGAGACGTTGCGAAAGATTAATGAGAACAAGGAAATCATTGAAATCAAGAAAATCCTTGGACTGGAAATCGGCAAGACCTATGAGACGATTGACGAGCTGCGTTATGGAAAAATCCTCTTCATGACCGACCAGGACCTCGACGGTAGTCATATCAAAGGACTGGGTATGAATGTCTTTGAATGCTTGTGGCCGTCGCTTTTGCGTATCGAAGGATTCATGGGGTTTATGAATACACCCATCCTCAAGGCATCCAAGGGACCGAAGACCTTGTGCTTTTACAACGAGCAAGACTACGACCAATGGAAAGAGTCAAACTCGGGATGGAAGATTAAGTATTACAAGGGTTTGGGAACCAGCACGGGCGCCGAATTCAAAGAGTATTTTAAAGAAAAGAGGATTGTCGAATTCTGCGCCCATGAAGACGATACGTCCACCATGGATATGTTGTTTAACAAGAAAAAGGCGGACGAGCGAAAGACGTGGCTCTCGAGTTATCAGAGAGACCTGAAGGTCGATACCCGAGACAAGAAGATTTCGGTGAGCGAGTTTATCAACAAAGAAATGATTCACTTCTCGAAATACGATTGCGACCGGTCTATTTGCAACCTGATGGATGGTCTAAAGGTATCTCAGCGGAAAATCCTGTATAGTGCTTTCAAAAAGAACTTGACACAGGAAATCAAGGTGGCGCAATTCAGTGGCTATGTTTCGGAACACAGTGGATACCATCACGGAGAAGCCAGCTTGAATGGTGCCATTGTCAACATGGCGCAAGATTTCGTGGGGTCCAATAACATTCACCTGTTTAGTCCAAACGGTCAGTTCGGAACACGTCTACAGGGCGGCAAGGACAGTGCGTCCGAGAGGTATATCTTTACGAAGTTGGAAAAGATTACAAGGACCATCTTCTCCATTCAGGACGACCCCATCTTGAACTATTTAGACGACGATGGCTCGAAGGTAGAACCGGTATTCTATCTTCCGATTCTACCGATGGTGTTGGTCAACGGTTCGCGCGGTATTGGCACAGGATTCAGTTCGGAAATCCTTTGTTATCATCCGACTCAACTGATTGACTACATTCTTGGCAAGCTTGATGAAAAGCCGGTCCAGACGGACTTTGTGCCTTACTATCGAGGATTCAAAGGGTCCATCATGAGGGAAAACGACAAGAGGTTTATCAGCAAGGGAGTCTTTGTCCAGAAACAGAACAAGGTAGAGATTACCGAACTTCCGATTGGCACATGGAACGAGGATTACATTCTTCATCTGGAAAAATTGGTGGACGAAGGCGTCCTCAAAGAATACAAGGATTTGTCTACGGACAAAGAAGTCCTGATTAAGCTCACGACGCAGGCGGAGCAAGAGCCAGAAGAACTCTGTAAAACACTGAAGCTTTACACTTACTTGTCGACCAACAACATGAATCTGTTTAATCAACACGAGAAATTGGTCCATTACCATCAGGTCCATGAAATATGTGACGAGTTTATCGAGGTTCGATTGCCCTATTATCAGACACGAAAGGATTATCTTCTGGCAGCACTTCAAGAAGAGATTGTCTTGTTGAGCAATAAGTTTAAATACATTACGGAATTACTGGAGGAAACGATTGACCTGCGACGTAAGACCACTGACGAAATTCGTGGATTGCTTCGCACCAAAGGATATACTCCGATGGACGACTTCCGTTATCTCATCAAGATGACCATGGATAGCGTCTGTAAAGAAAATGTCGAGACATTGAAACGACAATTTCAGGAGAAGGAACTAGAACATAAGAAGATTATGGAGACGACAATTGAGGACATGTGGAAGAAGGAACTTGTCATCCTGAAAGGTTTGCTTTAACTTAAAAGAATCGCTTGAATTCAATCGATTTGTCTTTAGATACAGATTTAGGTTTGTCTAGCGGGACAACCAGAGTAGATATATCTTTTTTATAGTGAATGTAACTCACAATCTCGGTCAAGATGCGAGGCGCACAGTAATCAATGACGCGTCGGTTCAGTTCTTCAATTTGTTTAGGGATATTCCCCTCTTGATGTCTCGCATGTTCCAAAAAGAGGCTTCGCATAATCATGTATAACTGGTCGTAGTCTTGTTTGTCAATCAGGTGGGTCTGATTGGATAGACGATAGACCTCCTTTTTAATGCCACTTTCCAAGAGAGTCACGTTCTCTGGCGAAAAAAAGGTTACCGAGAGATGCGTATTTTCGAGACTGTATTTCATGGCGTTGGAGAAGTTGGTTTTCTGAACCGTGCACACCTTTTCCTGTAAAAAGAGGGGCGTACCACTGGGTAATTGAAAGAGATTCACTCTTCCGTTGTAGGTCATGGCTTTATATATATTATATTTTATTTTTCTATTCTAATGGACTTTTACTCGACCGTATTGATTGCATTTATCATCGTGTTGGTGATTACGTTGGCGATTGTAGGCACCATCTTGTCCAATATGAATAAAAAACAAAAATTTCCTGGCAATATATCCACGTGTCCAGATTACTATAGTTTAAATGCGAATGGTATCTGTATACAGAACGATGCCATCTTTAACAATTCAAGCGCTGTCTGTAAGATGATTAACCCGGCAAACGCTGCTTACAATGTGAAAGGGACCGGGCCTTTCAGTGGGATGTGTAAAAAGAAGGAATGGGGGAATCAGTGTGGCGTATCCTGGGATGGAATTACCAATGACACGAATATTTGTTTTTAAGAATGACCTAATGGTTTTTAGTTAAAGCAAACTTGAATAATTGCCTAGATGGAACAACTTCAGTTGTATTTAAAATCTTCGAAACCCATTTATCTAATGGGTGTTTCAGGTTCTGGAAAGACGACCCTATTAAAAAACTTACCGAATACCCTCTTTGTCTCGATGCAAGATATCGAAGACTATGACGATATCTTGAAGCGAATGAAGCCCTCTATCCTGGACATGTTACATACCATTGACCACAAATGTATTTGCGTGATTGACAACATTGATATTATCCACACACACGAAAAAAAGTTTTTAACCTTATTGCTCAAGGAATTTAAACAAGAGGATAAGAAGAAGAAGACGAGACATTTCTCCATCATCTTATGTGGGTCCAATGTTCACGAGAAGAAAATCAAGGAAATCATGAAACTATCGAATGTGATGACCTTGAAACCACCATTGGAGAATCAACTGAACCGACATGAGATGAATGTTCAAGGATGTATTCAAAAAATAATGAAAAAGGAAATGGTGGAAGATACGGTGATGGAAACCGAAAAGGCAACTCAATCTCTCCTGTTTCATGAAAATATTATTGATGTTCTCAAGAATGAGAAAGATTATACCTTTTATGAGAGCTTTCTAAAGAACATTTGTATGGGAGATTATTACGACCGAATTAGTTTTCAAAAACAGTTATGGATTTACAATGAAATGACGTATTACATGAAAATCTTACATAATTATCATTTATACGTGAATCTGTCCACTTCTCCAAAGCGAATCCAAGAATATAGATTCACCAAGATTTTGACCAAATACAGCAATGAATACAACAATCAGACGTTCATCCGTATGCTGTGTGCTCGCCTAAACATGAGCAAGCGTGAACTCTACCAACGACGTTTTGAGAAAGACATCTTGAGTGATACCGAGTTGGCTAGGCTGGGCGCTTACTTTCAATGAGGATACGATTGAGTTCTTTCAAACGATGATTTTCTTTTTGAAGCTCGTTACATTCCTCGCTCTTTTGCTGTAACATTCGCATCAGTTGTTCCGCGTGAACCTTTACAGTGCGGCCGTCCTTGGTCGTAAACTGCAAGAGGGGTCCAGATTGTTGGGCTTCTTGGTCTCGTCGTTTCAATTCTTCCACGACTTCAGGCTTGTAGGCAATCGTTCCGTGATTATACTTGGCCAACTCGATTTCCATCCCCTGGGTATAAAACGCATAGAGGGTTGGGGTCTTGATGAAATGTTTAATGGTGAGGGCGCTTTCGACACAATACTTGCTCTCGTTTTGAATCACCCGATGTTTGTCAAAGGTATTCTGACTGTGGCAAACGACGAGAATCGTTTTCTTGGAGTCCAATTGGACCATAGGAATGGTATAATCTTTCAGGAAATATTTCTCTTCCGAAAGAATGGCTTCTTCTTCATACGAGCAAGTCTTCAACAGGGACCGCCTAAAGGCAAAGGTCCCAGCCGTGGCATGGTTTTGAGCATACGGTCCGACCTTGTACATTTTCTCCAAGTCATTAAACCACAAATACAATTCACTCGAACCGGCACATTCCATCTTGGAATGGACCAGTTTATCTACGGCGTGAGACACTCGTTCCGGCGGGTAATAATCGTCGTCATCAATATAGACCACAATCGCGCTGTCCTCTGTAAAGGTGCACTGTTGATGCATGAAGTTTCGTTTTTTTCCGAGTAACATTCGTTCTTCCAGTGCGATATACTTGACAAAGGGAATATCCTTCACCAAATCTCCAATCTTGTCCGCGCCATCGTCTACAATAATCCATTCCATGAGATGTCTCGGATATTTCTGCTGTAAGATGCATTGAACCATGGCCTGGATAAAGGGGCGACGGTTGAACGTGGGGGTGCACAGACTTACTCTTGGTCGAGACATTGGATACCTATAGGGTAAAATACTTATACTGTTTTAGGAGACGATTCTTCGACAATTCTTTTCGCAGAACTGTGTGTGTATTCCAGCGACTTCTGCCATTAGATGTAAGAAGAAACCGATAAGGAATACGATGTAAACTTTAGAGGTAACACCATAAAACAAAAGTCCAACCGAGACAAAGACACCGCCTTCAATCATGCTCTCAAGGATGACCCTATCTGTATAGGATTCTTTCCTAAATAGTGGACTGAAGGCTTTACATGCTTGTCCATAGTTACAATATAGACTTTCTAAACCAGAAGCATAACCAAGACTATGTTTCAAGACACCTAATACAAAGAGTAAGAGAAGAAAGGGTTTAATCCACTGTAAACACCCGTAAAGAAATAAACAAAAGAGTCCCACCAGAATAGATTCTATCAGAATATAAAAATAGAGAATATAGGTCATACGATAACAATATATTTTATCACAATTAGGACATATAAGATAATCCGAAAAACAATACGATGATGATTACTGTCATGAAGGAGAAGTAAGGCCCCAATATTTTTTCGGTATCATAGACGAGCATATACAAGAGGGCAAGGACAAGACTGAACGAAAAGGTAGACAAGGTCTTGTTCATGAGAGGCAAGAAGGACCCAGCCGAGACAAACCACGAACCTATAAAGGAGAGAGTGAATTGTAGAGCGGTTGCAAACGGTATCAATATACCAAAAAAAGAACCCATAAATACGAGAATCTCTTTGAATCCTACCGTGGTGGTATTGAACATTCCCTTGATCATATGGAACACCTTATTGAATTTGAAATTTCCCTCCAAGGCTAGGGCAATCATATCAAACATAAACTGTAGACTCGTCATGATGGTGATAAAGGATAAAAACATACATTCTACTGAATTTGAATTAAACATGATAGAGACCAGTGCATACGCATTCCCGATAAAGGCTGTGAGGAAGAGGAGGGTAAATAAGGGAGCTACTAAAAACAAACCCAATGAAATGACGTGGGTCAAAACCGAGACAAGACTTTCACGGATAGAAGTTGGAAAATCGGTGAAATATTCTTTGGTTTGTTTCTGGACCTCGAGATTCAAGGGATAGGTAGCATAGACAGCCCCCATCAGAAAGGCCGCAAATAACACCACAAAAATGGTTACGGCAAACCCTTTCTCCGGCACAATATCAGCAGCTTGATGAAACAGCTGATGAATTTGAAACAACGAGAAGTTAATATACACATATTGATGTAGAATGAGATAAGAGAGCCAATATAAAAAAACGGATGCGGCGTTGTCTGTGCTGGAGGTGGTGCTGCAATACTGATGGAAGGTTAAAATATAGCGAGGAATAGAGGAAGCGGATAGACTCGCCATGACAGGGTTCAAGAGTGCGACCTTTTGTTTCAGGGTAGGGTCCTTTTGATATTCATTGTCGATACCTTTAATCGTAATCTCGATTTGTTTTTTTTGTTCCTCGCTCATGCTACTGCAATAAGAACCACTCGTTTCATCGGTCACGGACAGATTATGGTCGGTCCCCGTCGAAATAGAGACAAATGGAAATCCATTCAAATCATACGGATAGAGTAGTTTAGCATCCACGGAGAACCACGCGCCCAAGGTAAGCAAGAGAACCCAGAAAATAAGAAGAATGAGTGCGTCTTTAAGAAAGACAATCACCAAGGATTGTAAGGATTGTAACGTGGACATTTTAAACTGCTCGTTGAGTTGTCCCATGATAGCATCTTTGGTCACGTCAATGGTTTGATTCCAACGCGCATTGTCCTCCTTGTCTGGATATTGAATGGTGATGTTTCCACTTGCGACGGTAAGGGTAAGCGTGGGCGTTAGGACCTCTGTAAATACCCCACTAAAGGTGTAATCCACCATCTCAATGGTTCGATATTTTGTCTCGTTTTGTTTAGACGACCCTTGTGGAAAAGCCAACACTATCTTTGAGGTTCCATCTAACGAGACCGGACCACTTGTCACGATAAACTCATTCTCTGTCCTTTTCACGTCACAATATTCAACCGAAATGTTTACGTCACCCGGACCTTTGCAAGTGCCTTTGTAATTGTCTTCATTTTTTGAGATAGCAGGTGTCCAAGAGGTATTCAAGGGCAACCTAAGATTTATTTCGGCCATTAATAAGTATAGTTATTTTTTTATTGCGCATACAACAACGCCGCATATCCACTTTTGACACGCAACACATTGTATCGTTCCTCTGTAAAAAAAAGGCTATAGTCATAGTTGTATAAACTACCTGTTTGTTCTACGCCAAGAATGGTTCCTTCTTCGTCGCATATGGTATTGAAAGCAGAGCCAGGATTAATCTCAGGTAAGATGGTCGTAAACTCGAGTTCAATCGTCTTAAAACGGCTCAGATTAATCGCACCGGAAGGCTGTAATTCTTGTGGAGAGGTATTGAGGCTAAAACTATAACCATACAATCCGGGATTGGAATGTCCTTGACTGTAGTTGTATTTATCAATAAAACTATAGATACCTGACTCAAAGTCAACCTCTCTATATTTTCCATCCAGTATAATGGAAAACTTGGTCATAATCTCCTTTCGATTCTCGTTGGTAAAATAGTCACACACGAAGTTTTTATTGGTAACGACGACCGTCTGGTTTTGGAGGTCGCTCGCATAAAAGTCCAATCCGGGACCAAAGGATACTTCATTGACAATATACGAGTCCACAGGTGCTTCCACTAGGTTGTAGGGCAATGTGTCATATTTCCAGTTGCTATAATTGGACCACTGATTCCGTTCGTATACATCGTTCCTTCTAAAAAACCACATCCAATTCGAAGACAATCCATTCGAGTCGAGACGATAACGGTTGGTTCCTGTAATCTGTTGCACAATGTCTTCCTTCACGGTTTTGATTAAATAAGTTTGGTCTTCTTTCGCAAAGACCTTGGACTCTTCTTCCGTGACAAATCCAAAGGTAGAGATGAGATGAACGTCTGCGTTCCATGTGGTGGCTTTGTTGGCGTAGTCTGCCTCTCGTAAAAGCAACGAGGGAGGTGGTTGTAAAAAACGATATAGGGAATGAGCTTCTTTGATAAAGTTGGGTCTCACGGGGGATTCTTGAAAAGGAGTCGAGGTCACGTCATTGATGGTGAACAATTCGCGAATGGGGCGCATGACCAATTCAATCGTGACTTCGTTGTATTGGAGTGAGACCATGGGTAATGCCATTTTAGAAGAGTTCATAAACCAGAAATGAAGCGGGACATAGATGGTTCGACCCGGAATAGAAGGATTCGACATACCGAGAGGTTGTGTGGGGACCGCTTTGATGTAATAACTATTGGGGTAACGATTGGGTCGACCATACGCCATTTCCGGCTTGTATAATTCAGGCTCATGTCCAATCATTTGAAGAAATAAATCTTTTTTGCTCTTGTCAAAATCTCTCTCTACCATATTTTTGATGTATTCTCCAGAAAATTCCTGAATCACCTGGCCGCCGATGAGACAACGAACCCGTCGAATGGCATTTGTGCCGATATGCTCTATCCATCGAAATTCATAATTCTTCCATTTGTCCTGTGTCGTCGCAGGCTGTATCATGGTGCTCCAAATGTCGGGCAAATTAAATGCCAGAAACGCATCCATCAAGAGGTCGCCATTTCTAGGCACTTTGAACGTGAGATGGGTATCCTCATTTAATTTTAAGTTTCGTAATCCTTCATAATCGATTCTAAATTTTTGCATACCAAAATTTGTATATTTAGAATAGACCGTTTTGAAAAAGGTTTTGCTTGGGTTTCCATTCAAGATGACATTTTGGTTTCCATACGAGATGATATTCAATAAACCGCCACCCATGCTCTTCTATATAGTTTTGTTTATTTAAATCTTAGTTAAAACCTTTTTTTATCCCGGAAACATATGGACCAAGTCAATGAAGTCTTACAAAAGGTTTCCGCGAGCCCAGGCGTGCCTATCGCGATATTTTTATTTCTTTTATTTTTCTTCCTCTATGTTTTTGTCAGCTTGAAAAAAAGAAGTTATCGGTGTAATGTGTTGAGTAAAACCGAGAAGCAATCCTCTATCAAACCCTTGTCTAAGTTTAAATCAGATGTCTCGTTGAACAAGGTCTATGTGAAGACGGCATACAACTGTTGTTGTGCTGGTGAATTCAAAAACGATTATGTGGATTTGTGCGCCCTTATCAATTGTGCCAAGCAAGGGGTTCGAGCACTCGATTTTACCATCTTTTCGCTCAACGAAGAACCCGTCGTTTCTGCGTCCTCGTTTGTTAGTCCCCTCTATAAGGAGGAATACAATAGCTTGCCCTTTTCAGAAGTGATGCAGCAAGTGAAACGCTCCTTTATGCATGACAGCATCAATTGTCCAAATACAACCGACCCCTTGTTCCTCATTTTTCGTATTCAAAGTAGACATAAAAAAACATACGATAAGATGTATGAGGTTTTACAATCCTCCTTTGGTATTGGAAATACGGCAGGGAATCTACTGTTTACAGACGTTCAGTCCATCCATAGGACGTCCCTAAAAGAATTTATTGGAAAGGTTGTTATCATGGTAGACACAACCGGATTGTTGGGTTACGAATCCAGTAATCTAAGCAACCTATCCATGGTGAATTTTGGCACCATCGAAAATCGTATCATACGCGCCAAAGATGTTTATGACGAGAACAAACGCAGACGTAACCCGTTGACCATCCTCTATCCCGATTTAAAAACATCAAGCGACAACTACGACTTTACTCTTGGATTCCCGCTAGGCATTCAATTCATTGGAATGAACTTTCAGACCAAGGACAAATACTTGGACGCATACAATTCGTATTTCGCCGAGTCCGCCTTTAAACCCTTTCCAGAGAGTGTGATAATGTGATAACTTTTTTAGAGAGGATATACAATGAGTGACTTGGATAAAGCCGTGGAGGAAAACCGCAAGATACAGCATGGGATTACTCGACTAAAATACATGAAACCGGAAGTCTTTGACATTGTAGAAAAATACATGAAAAGAAACAAGTTGATTGGATACGGAGGGCATGCGCTGAACCTTTATTTACCACGGCAAAAGCAATTTTATAGCTTATGGGATATTCCAGATTATGACTTTTTCTCTTCCAATGCTATTCGGGATTGTAAACAATTGGCAAAAGAATTGTCTCAACACACGGACGAGGTAGACGTCAAGTCGGCCATGTTTGATGGCACCTATAAAATCTTTGTCAACTTTGTTCCGTTGGTGGACATTACGCATCTGGAAGAACCCTTGTATAAGGTATTGTGGAAATCCTCGCACAGGATAGAAGGGATTCACTATGTGCCTTATAGTTACTTGAAAATGAGCTTGTATCTGGAATTGTCTCGTCCACTGGGCGATGTGGGTCGATGGAGCAAAATCTACAAGCGACTACAATTGTTGGAAGATGAACATCCGACTCTCCGAGACAAGGATTTGACACAGAACGAACCTCCTCCGCCCTTTTTCAAGACATTGATACAGCGACTACAACCCTTTGTCTTGGCTGGAGAATTTGGTTTAACTTACTACCATACGATGTTTCCAGTTGAATATCGCCAAAAACATCCACGAAATGTCATGGTCTTTACAGAAGACCCCGACGAGGTCTTGTCTCTTTTCCGGGATACAAAATATACAACCCATTTGTATCAGAACAAGTTCACTCGTGTATGTGAGGTATCTTTTGAACAGGTGCCCATGTTGTATATTGTTTCTCTCGAGTCTTGTCAATCGTATAATATCCTAGAGCGTTATGGGAAACGGTTCAAAATCGCAAGTTATGACACGATACTCTCCACGTATTATGGAATCACGTTTTTAAATATTCCATCCATTCCTTCAGACTCCCTCTTGTTATCTTGTGCCTTGCTTACGGCGTGCAAGGACAAGAAAACAAAACAGATGAGACGGTTTCGTATGCCTTGTATTGGGTATCAGCCTTCGCTAGAGGATATACGCAAACGTCGAGGCGCCAAATATACGGTCTACAAGAAGACGGGAAAATACAAAGAGTTATTCTTTCGTTATCGACCCACCAAAAAGAGCAAGCAACACACGAAATCGTAAACATTATAAAAAAATTGATTTGACCTTTTTGTCCAAGGAGACCCTAACAAACGATGAAAATCATGAACCAAAACGGAAAACACCAACTTCGCCGGTCCGACCGCATTCGCAAGAATGTCCAGATTAAGTTACTGGAGGACGACCCTTATCATTTCCACAAGAAACAATGCAGGTTGTTGGATGTTCTTGAACGAAAGATTGAGGTCCTTGAAACGCGCGTGGATTCCTTAGAGAAGGAACAGGAACTCGCGGAATCCATCGCAGATGAAGTGGAGGATGAAGATGAGGAAGATGACGATTATGACCCAGCCGATGACGCATCGCAAGAGTCATCTTCTGAAGCGGTCGAAGCTACCGAAGCTGATGCGGTTCATGTGAAACCCCTGGTCCCTCAGAGTGAATTTCCATGGGACGTCGTCCTCTTTCTTGTAGGATGTGTCTACTTGGTCTATTACTATGAGCCTCCACATGTATCCGCAGCCTATGCGTTCCGACATGCCATCGAAAACAGTTCGGAGAGCTTATAAACGATACCCCTTTGAATTACGTGTGCGGTTAACCGTGCCTTTTTTCTTTCGGGTTTGAAAGTTTTCGCGTGGTTTAGATGGCACAGGTATATCTTTTGCCAAGATGGACAATGTCCCTGCCGTCCATGGCAAGGGAGCCGCCGTGAATTTACGCCAAAAGAAGGACTCCATGTGTAGAGCCGTTTCTATTTCTTCCGTCGTAATGGTGGTGTAGGTCTTGGGGTTCTTACCAATCTCTTCTTGTAAGGCCTTGTTTCGTCGATACAAATCCTTCTCAAGTAGACTTTGCCCCAAGGTCTGGTTCTCTTCTTTGAGTTTCAACAATTTGGATTTAGTATCTTCCCAATTGTCAAACGTGATTTCCATGGGCTTGACAAAGTCCTCGTTTGGGACGATTCCGATGGACGAGAGGAAAAACTCATCCCCTACATGCATCCGATGGAAAAAATCCAGATGGGGGCTTTTTAAGAGCTTGTTGACGTGATACCGAGACAAACACATACGCGCATAATGTTTTTGAAAGGATGGGATGGATTGATACCGAGGATGAGACTCGATGCGTTCTTGACGGTCATATTGACTGAGTCGCATAAATTTGACATAGGATGTTCGTTCGTCATCCTTTTTCAAATAATGGTAAAAGGGTTCAAAGGGCTTCAATGGGATACACGACTCACTAATCGTGACAAACTTGATATTGGTTGGGTCTTTCATCGCTTCTCGAAGTAAACATTCATAGGCTTGTGTAATAAAGCCCCATCCGGTCTCGACACGTTTGGGGATAATAGCCTCTTTCAACCATTTCGTCTGGACCTTTTCGGGAAACTTGGGGTGGCTATAGACGCTGTATTTTCCCTTGAACCCTTCGAAATAACGAGTCCATACTTCAGGTTGATGAACATCTCCAATGGTCAAGAATAAAAAGGCAATTTTGGGTTGTCTAAACCGATAGAGTGTGTCCATTCTTATTGGGGAAGAATACGGAAAAGGCTGTATGGACCGCGCCAACGGTTTCTCCGGTATGACAAAGATGCTGTTCCATAAATGGGTCGGGAGTTTGTCCAATACTTCTCGGATAGCCGATTCTGCGTTTGAATAAAAGGTAAAATACACCCGTAAGCAACGTTTCAAGGTTGCCTCCGGTATCTCTTTGACCATGGAGACCAAGATGATATCCGTGTCATCGGGAACCTCTTGAATCAAGGTGTCACTTTTGTCTCCAAATAGTTTTACGACCAAACGATTCTTCGTGACATGTAGGGTCGGAGTAAAGTAGGGGGTTGTCTTTCTCAAGAAAAAAGAACCTTCCATGAGTTCCAAGTCTCCTTCCAAGAGTTTCCCAAACGTGGTGGGATGCTTTTGCACACCGCGTGTGAGCCAATCTACGTAGACCGTCTTTTTCTCTATATACGTATACGCGGGCTGTATAAACTTGAGACAACTCAAAAAATACAACTCATCTGCGGCTGCCGAGGTTTTGTAGGGACAGGCTTCTAGATAGGCATCGTATTCTCTATGATGTTGTAAGAGGAGTCCCGCATCTTGTCTCGACAGACACCACCACTGGCTGGTCTTCCATTCTGTGCCGATGCTATTTTGACCCATCCCATGAAACATGGATTTGTTGGACAAGCCCTTTATTAACTCATTGTAAGAGACGAGCGGATACACGTCATGGGACAATAACATAAACCATTCATGTTGACCCTCGTAGGCGACCCGTAAGAGCTCGAGTGTTGCTTCCACGATACTCCGTTTGCCCCATTCGGTCGGAACCGACATGACCGTATAGGATGATTTCGAAAGAGGCTCTTTGGTGTTCAGATACACCGGTTTTCCTTTTAACCATGCCTTTGTTTTTTCATGAAGGAGTCCCTTGTAGGTGAGACAAAGGAAAGCAACCTTGTCCATTATATCTAGCACACATAAAATCTAGATAGAATGAGAATTGGAGTTTAAAATGGAAGCTTCACCGCAGATAGGTCAATCACGCTAATACTCAGAAATAGAGCTGAGCCAAAGACAATGGAATAGACCAGTATACCTACCTTGGAAATGCCGCCAACTGGGTCGCGGAAATGGTCACCAAAGACCACCGCCAAAATATTGAGGATATAGGCCTTGACTTTTAAGTCGCTAAACAAGATGAAGAACAACATGGCCAACAGAATCACCTTGTGCGTATCCTTGACCGGTGAACTTTCCTCTTCGAACCTCACGTGCTTTTGTTGGGGTCTCTCTGGATAAATCGAGACATCGTCCATCCGATGCGCCTGCATTTGCATATGTTCCTCGGGCAACTGAGTGTGGCTTGGCGGGTTGCTATCGACGGGTAAGTCGTTGATGTTGGTCGTGTTCTCCATAATAGATAGACGAGTATTCTAAAACGCGAATTCTTACACATTATTAAACATCCACCGTTTTCTTGTTCGGGTCGCAGGTGACCATCTTCTCGGTCGGCTCGTAACACTTCTTGTTGTATTGGATGAGCTTCTTTTTGTCAAAATCGGGTGACGTATACACAATACAACTGCGCGAGTTACAACTCATTCGAAACAAAGTAGAAAGACCTAGCCCCAAGATAATCGACATTAAAATCACGCCGGTGCGGCTACTGAGGAAACGTTTGAGGTCAATCATTAGAATAGGCCTTTATTTTTGTAGAAGGATGCTGTGATATTGTGAAGCATCCGACGGACATGCCTTTTCTTTGAACTCGTAAGAGAAACAGGTGTCCGTCTTGTCCTTGTATTGGTATTCTTTGATGTTGTCAGGCGTAGGATAAAGGACCATGACTTTTCGATGGTCATCTGAGATGTAAATGTAGAGCAGACCAATCGCTAAACTCACCAGAAAGTATCGGAAATCGATATACTTTCCCATTAGTGTAGTTGTATATTTTAATCCTCTTATAGCTTGATTTCTTGAACAGGGCGATACAAGGTATACATTCGAAATTCATTCCCGTCTTCTTTCATCTCTCGCATAAACCGAGACAACACTTTTTGCTGGAACGGACGCTGTTGCTTGTAAATGTCCTTTTTCTCTTGAACGTCGTCCGTCTTTCGATAGGTATCCACGAGCCGAGACAAGGCGTCTTCTGCTTTGGTATATTCATCGCGTAAGAGAGCCTCTCGCTTGTCTCGGGTGCCCAACAATTCATTGTATTGAGCCTTTGCTTGGTCCAGTTGTAGTTTTACGTTATCAAATTCTTGTAGGGTATCATGTAAATCATAGGAAATATCCATCTCGTATCGTTTCAAAACTTCTCCCAAACCTTGGATAAGGGTCTTGAGCTCTTGCATGCGACTACGTATGTCTTGATGAGGAATGCGGTCAAACGGGACCATCTTGATGGAGACTCCCTTTCGTTTGGCCGTGGCCTCTTGTTTTGATTTATCCCTGTAATAGGAATTGACCTTTTCTTTATACTCCATTATAAAGACGGAGGATAATCTTAAAAAGGAATGTTCGTAAAAACTTCCTGTTTCATTTTTTGATAATGCTGTAATTTGGAGAGGATATATTCTCTCTTTTTCTTGTCTTTCTCTCGTTTTAGAAAAGGGTCTTGTTTCCCTTTGTAAGAGTACCACAGGATAAAAGAAAAGAACACGACAAACACGATAAAAAGAGCCAGATTTAACAACATGCTATTTTGCTCAAACTTATACTCGTTACTCATTCGTAACTCCGAGTTCAAAACCTTTTTAATTGTGGATTCGACCAACGAGGGTTCATTCATATTTGTAGTATTCGACTAAAAAATATAATAGTATACTACAAATATGAGCTCACTCGGCAATTTGGCCAATACTGGATTAGTCAATTATATCTCTTTTTGTTTTTTGTTCTTTGTGTTAAAATTCAAGTATTATCCAGAGAATGGTCTCACGTGGATGATTGCGTTTGTGGTGCTCAGTTTTGTCATTCAATTGATTATCAATATTTACCTCACCTCGTTGCCAGAATTGTGCGGACAAACCGACTTCAACATTGCCATCTATGCAACGATTGTGCCATGGATGGCTATTTTTGTCCTGTTTTCGGTTTCTCTCAGTATATTTCCTGGGTGGCTTCGTTTGTTTTCAAATACTTTTGGGTCTTCGGCAGCATACATGTATGGTCTCAAAGAAACGATAGATAAGATTTTTACCGTGGAAAACCGCGCGGATGCAGAACTGGACCAGACCAACTTCCAACTCTTGAAAGCATTGGACTCTCTTTATTCCGACCGAGACACCCTTATTCAAGAGCTGGATATAAGCGACGTCTTCTTTAATGAGAAAGGAGAAATCGTGTGGAAATCCTTCACAGGAACTTTGAAAATGTTGTTACTGACGGCCGAGATTGAACAGAGCACGCTGAAGGAACTCTATTACTGTATCTTGCTAAAGGATAATGTTGCCTTTTTTGTATGGTTCATGTTGATTGGTATACTCTCTGTATTGGTCAGCACCAACACGTTGATGAACGAGGGTTGTTCGACGAAAAAAGGCGGTGCTTTTGACATTATTTTTAATCGAACCTAAGGTTATGCCGCAATAAAGATGGTTTGGTAACGTAAATGGATGACATAGAGCACTACAAAATAAGAGAAAATAGCAAGCAAAATGCTCGCGAGCCATAAGGGTAAAATGGTGGTATTTTTATACCCTACGCCAAACGGTCGTAACATGTCCTGTCCTTTTTCATAGAGGATATTCGGTTTCAAGAGGACCAATCCTATATACAGAACAAGATAGAGAAATAGAATGAAGACGATACGGTTTATATCCATTACTATAACTAAGCGAATATTTAAAAATATTCGTCTCCGTCATTTCCTTCTTTATTCTCGCCATCGTCTAATCCGTAGGTTCCGAAAATTTCGGTTTCTTCGGCTGTTTTATCCATTCCCTTTTCGATTTTCATGGCTTCTTCGTATACATCCTCATAGACATTCTTGTCGTATTTAAAAATACTTTTCCCCAGACCTAGACCCCATTCTCCTAATTTCAACTCTTTCATAGTGTTTTGAGCCTTGCGGGCTTCTTTGGTGAGCTGCTTCAAGGTATCCGTCTTGATGTCTACCTCGGACTTCTTGGACATGTCTGAAAGATAATTGATATAGGTGGGGTCAAAGTTCAAGGCAGTCTTGTCCTCTGCGTTCAAAAGAGTAATCAACACGCGCAGAAACTGTTTCAATCGGTCTGTGGTGTTTAACTCATACAAGAGAGAGACATAGATGTAATGATACAAACTACGCTTGCTCTTGGGAGACATGCCCAACTTTATCCAACGCGCAAAATGCATGGTGGGTTCCTTTTTCTGCCATTTGTCCAATACACTCAAGACTTCTGGGTCTGACACAAAGGAATACATAGAACCGTCGTATTGTTCTACATATTCCTCCAACATCTTCTTGTGTTTATGATTTAAATTCCATCGCACCGGAATCATATGGTCTTTGACCTTTCCGTTGTAAAAGCTAGATGCATAATGTAACTTTTGGGGTAAAATGAAAAGGATGAGTTCGATTTTATTCCACATGATTTTGGACATGAAGGTCGTGTGTTCCAGGTCTGCGGGTAGGAATCCGTTTTTCTTTTCGGATTTAAACCGCTGATTGATACGTAGACAATCCTCGTATTTTTTTTGGAAGATTTTTTCTTTCACGGTTCCGAGAATGGCCAAAATCTTTTTCTCGGCTTCTTCTTCGCAATAGTCAATCAATTCTTTGTCTTTTTTGCCTCGAATCCATTGGTCGATGGGATTTTCGACCACGACCGTAGAGGCTTTGTCCTCCGAGACAAATTTCAGCATTTTAAGTGAATGGTCCTTGAGCATCTCCATAAAGAGTTCTTCACTAATCGGTTTCACGCGTTTCAGTTTGTCTATTTTGACCGCAAGACTGTCCTTTTTATTGTAATCCGGTGGCACCGTAATCCCGTATTTCTTTAATTCGACTGGCTCTTTGAATTCAGAGTCCATCGAAAACCATTGTATGATACCCTTGTAGATGGTTTCGTCCTCGATGGCCCCCGTCATTTGAACCATGCGCCGTTGGGTAGGCTTTGCTGAATACATGAGATTGGATTGTAAAAGGTCTGCCTGTCCATGAGATGCGTGGATAAGTTTTTTAAATTGTGAAAGCTCCGTCGCCACCGAGGTATGCTTGAGAAAGTAATCCAGGGTATCGTTGTTTTCGTAACAGCATGTATTCACGAGGCGGTTCGGCAACGCGTCTTGCGACTTGACGTGTTCATTGATTTTGTGCTGAATACGTAACGACAACACCTGCTGTTGAATCGATGGAACGGTCGAGTTCCCGGCCAAGGGCATAAATGGATAGAGACGCGGACTGAATCTGTCCCAAGGAAAGGTTTCCGTTTGTTGTGGTGCTTCTTCCACGACTTGTTCCCGTCGTAACTGGAGTTGGTCTTTGACCTCTTGTATCTCTAATACATATTTCTTAAGGAACGCCACGGACATTTGCAAAAGGTTATCTTTGGGGACCTTCTTGAAGGCTGCCCATGGTAGTGTGGTTCCTTTTGAAAGTTCCATCGCAATACACACGACAAACTCGAGTCCGCCCAACTTCTCCTCTTCTTCGAGCGGAAACCCGGCCAAGCTTCGCTTGCAATGAGGCATGGGGGATGGGCCTTTCTTTCGGTCCATGGTCTGTAAATAGACAAGGACATGGGTTAACAAGGAATAGAGATAAATCTGTTGTTGTTCTCGACCCTTTTTCTTTTCGATGCCAGCGAGCAAGGTTGAATTTCGGATGCGTTCCAGAAGTTCATGTGTCTCGTTTTCGTCCAACACAAAGCCCGTGTAACGAACCAGGGTAAGAAGAGAGGTTTTCTGAATTTGTTCGTCTTCGGTCAGTTCCTTCTCAAAGACTTCGTCCGTGGCAATTACTTCATGGTAAATGTCCTTGAACCCATTCTCCGTATAATCCTCTCCATCATCAAAGGTAATATTTTTAATGGGATAACCACTGTGTTTGTCTACAAAATAGTCTCCTTGGTCACTGAGGACGCCCTGGCGGTCGCAGATTCGCTGTAGGGTATCCACGTAGTCGTCTTTTCGCAAAAAGGCTTCGGCGATTTCCAAGAGAAACGCCGGGACTAATTTGACACCCGTTTCGATACAATAAAACCAATTGGGGTCTGTGCCTACCTTGGTATAGAGAGAAATAAAGAGTTGTAGAGCCTTGTATTTCAATTCCAGTTGGGATTCCATCAAGATACGTTTCCGCAATTCCAGATGTGGAGACACGGGTGTCGCATTGGCCTGTTGCTGTTCCAATGATTTGTAGAACTTTTTCTCGTTTTCATAGACAAGGTCTGACAAGAGTTTACGCTGTTGAATGGACTGTAATCGTTTTTTATGAATGGGGTCGTCTAGGGATACCTTTCGGAATTCCTCTTGGCGTAGACGGTCGACTTTAAACGTTTGTATCATTTCGGATACTCGCTTTTTGAATTGGTCACGTTTATGATCATCGCAATTACCTACGACTTTGATACCCGTCTTTTTATCGGTGTCCAAAGAACAACTGTCGGGAACCCACTCGGTATCTTTCCATACATACGGCGTGTTACCGTCCATGTTTATGGCTCTGCTCCCGTTGACGACCCGGTTCTTGGCAATAAACTCCTTCACGAACTGCACCAATGACTTGTCAAAGTGGGCTTCCACTGGGTCACCTCCCAATACGTGTTTCAATTTATCCAAGATTTCTTGGTAGGTGAGAGGCTCACGACGTTCAATGAGTTTCTTGGCAAAGTAGTCAGCGGCCTGAATGTAATTACCCTCATAAGAGATATCTTGTAGCACAATACGTCCCTTTTCTTCCATCATGAGTTCTTCTGAAAAGTAATGCCGATGAACGACCTCTTCTTGGGGCGACTCAAACTCTTTTTGAATGGCCTCCATAAATTGGGCCAACTCTTCCTCGCTCAAGTTCAATTGAGGTTTGTTCTTGAGGAATTGCAACATGTAATACTGGTATCCATCGATGAGACCATATTTCATTTTTTCACTCATGGAATAGTAGCCATCGTCTTTCAGCGCCACATAATCCTGCGTCAGTTCTGGCAAAAAAGAGACGCGCTTCAGCGTTGTCTCGACCGGGTTCATGTTGTCTTTTCTTGACTGCTGCTCCTTGGTGCGCAGGGACTGAATATTGGTTTCGATTCGTTTGACCAAATTTTGATACAAGGAAACATCCATCTTGGAAATTTTGAAATGTTCCAACTCTTTCAGAGCTTGACTAAAATTCACAAAATCACGATTGAGATAGCAATCCATGAATTCGTCAAAGGTAGGCATCACCTTCTCGATGTATTCTTTGTAATCAGCGCATTCATTCCGATACAACGTCAGCTTGTTGGTATTGCTCCATTCACAGGACGATACAAAGGAGGGTTCGACTTCCGTGACGACATAATCATCCACGTGTGTTCGAAACAGGAGGTCGTAATAAGGGACCCGGGCATGATTGGAGAGGGTGAGCATGGTGTCGCCCAGCAAGTGGACAGAACTCATAAAGGACCGAGGTCTTACGACCAGAGAAGACGAGACAAACGGTTCGTCGATAGGAATCGAATAGAGTTCATTCAGTAAATAGACTTCTTCATAGGTTTGGGTATGTTCTCGGGCGCCCACATTCTTATCTACAATCAAGGATTGGAACGGCTTTAACACGGCCTGTAAGTATCCCAGGAAAGGAGAGGTTGGACTAAACTCTGGCATTTTAAAGTCAAACTCTCTCTCCATACTCGCTTCGTCTATCACCGTATAATAAGAAGGAAGGTCGTAATCTTCATACGTGCTATGTTTGATTTTGACAGACTGACTCGCGGGCGTCACTAGTGGGTTTCCTTGTAAGAAACTATTCAGGTAAGGGTCTTTCGGAAGCTGGGTAGAATAGACACCCTTGTCGTATCGTATGTATTCTTGCTTGAGCTCATGGTATCGATGGACGACGTTGTAAATCTTTTTCATGGCATAGGTATTCCGTTTCTTTTCATCGATTTGCAAGAGTAAGTTTTCTACCAAATCGTTGGTTTCCTGTTCACGGGTGTAAAAAAGAGGAACTTCGGCGTCCTCTTCAATCTCTCCCAGTTCGCCTTCTTCGTCTTCGACGTCTTCCACTTCATCCACTTCGTCAGTGTCTTCTTCTTTATACTCTGTCTCAACTTTCGTCTTCATTTTTGTCTCGGGTAGGACAATATCGGGCGGAATGATTTCTTGAATAGAAAAGACTTCCTCTGGCAATCCATACAAGACGGGAATGTAATAGGTGCCATTTTCGGTAAGTATTTCAAGCAGTCCGGTCGAGCTGATAATTTTACCTTGAATGGTATCCGCGCCCTCGGCATCAAACTGAACCTCGACCCACTTCCCAGGAAATAACAAGTGCTGTTGAGCATACCCTTCTTCGGCCGGCACATAGACAATTTCAATGTCTTCCAGGTCGGGATCATTCAGCTTCAAGGTAAAGGTAGAATGGTCCTGAGCACGCAGTAAAAGTTCATCGCTCTTGCATTTATCTACAAAAAAAACATTCTCCTTGTAGGTATCCTGTTTCGTATGAATACGGATGAGATTACCATAGGTGATTGTCATTTAGATAACCAGTTATTTTATTTTATATGATTTTATATCCTATTTAGGCACCTACAGTCGCGATTTTCTCATAGATTTCAATCACGTGTCGTGATACCTGGTCCAGGTAGGAAACCAATACCTCGAGCGGCTTGTCCTCATTTCGATACGAGAAGGAGATGAAGCAATGACTGTCGTGTGGGTGAACCTTTTTGAAAGCAATGTAGAGAAACTCCTGTCGGAACATCAAGTTTAGGTAATTCTCAATGAGTTTACCTAGGGTAAAATCGTCTTGTTCAATTCGTAGATGATAAATAGGAACGGTATTGGTTTCCTCTTTGTAAATCGCAAAAGGTTCAATCGTGTCGTAACGCTCCTCTGAGACGGCCGTCTGGGTGCTTAGAAATAGATTCAGGTCTTGAAAACGCTCGATGAGGTAGTTACACGCTTTGGTTAAAAGCTTGTTCGGTTCAAAGATACCATTGGAATGAATCACCATGTGGTATTGGTTGGGAAGGAATAGACGTTGCGCATCCAAGAGTTGGAAATCCTTACGTTCCACGTCATCCTTGATTTTGGACATGGCCTCCTTAACCTTGGCGTCATCCTCTAGGTTGAAATAACAGCATTTAGATACTACATTCCAGCAAGCGTCTTCCTTGGCACAACCCGTGGTAAAGGAAAGCGACAACTCTAGGCCTTCGGGTTCATCCGTTTCGGTCAGTTTAGGCATCAAGACGCAAATTGGGATAAAGTCTTGGCTCACGGGGTCGGGTGGGAACATCTTTCGAACCTGAACAGGGTCTACCGCCTTTCCATTCACTTGATTGATGACCTTAAAGTCGCGCGTGGTCACATACAAGAGTTCATTTGTATGGTTCTGGACGTTCAACACCACCTTGAAGTTCTGCACAAAGTTCTCATACTTGGTATCGTCGCTGACAAAGATGGGTATGCATTGAATTCGATGTTTGAGATATTCGTTGTTAAACTTGGTCTTGTTCCGGATAAACTCCAATTTGTTTTGAGCATAGGGAAATCCCCGAAAGACGAGCGTCTCGATGCGAGTCAGCAACACCCGCCGAAGTGAATTGACAACGCTCACATCTACCCCGTGAATGTTAAACTCGAGGGGGTTCTCTTTTTCAGTCACTTCGCTCATTTTGAAGTCCATTGTATATATCTTGTATTTTACATTTAAATCAAATCAATTTTATTGATTCATTACACAAACCATTTTAAACCATTTTATTGGGTTATGTGTTTATTTTTCATGGAAAAAATACAAGAGATAGTAATGAATGACGCACCTAAACATGAACTCTATTTTAGCCATTTTTGTAAGTTCTCTACCGCCATCTTACAAGAATTGAACAAGGCAGGGTTTCAGGATAAGTTTGTCTATTTATGCATCGACAAGCGCGTGGTCCGTAATAACATTACCTATGTGTTATTACCGAATGGGAAGGAATTCCCGTTGCCTCCGATGATTAGTCGTGTGCCGGTGTTGCTCCTGAAACCTAAATTTGAAATTCTATCCGGGAATCAGATTTTAGAATACATTAAACCTCAAATCAATACCATCAAGCAAGAGAAGACGATGCTTTACGAAGAACCCAATCCCTTTGACTTGAGTCGGGATACGGTCAAGCGGTCAGGCGTGATGAGTGATAACTTTAGCTTCCTGGACTCGAGTCCGAATGAATTGACGCCGCAGGGGAACGGCGGGATGAGACAAATGTATACCTATAGTGGGATAGATGGACCGCCGACCTTTAGCACCAACATGGAGGCAGTGGAAGGAGACAAAAAATCGAAAATGAATTACTCCATGGAAGAGATTGAGCAGATGCGGAATGCAGATATACCTGGTCCCAAGCGAGCTTAGATATTGAGCCTTACTATTTTATTGTATTCATATAATGCCCCACAAAAAAAGTAAAAGTCAGAGTAGGAGTAGGAGTCGGAGTAGTAATAGGAATGGAAAAGTAAATAACCGAGAAAATAGATATACAGAAAAAAGACAAAAAAATAATAGTTCCAGAAATAACGCTAGAAATATAAATTATCCTTCAGACAGTGAATACTTTACAGCCGAAGAAAACTCTAAAAGAGATGAACGTACGTTCACATCAAAGGTATTTGTCCCAAATGTTGGTTTGCCTATACCTGAACATTGTAATTTATTTATAAGAGGTATAGGATATGTCCCGGTCGAAAGAGAGATTGTAACCCTTGTCGAAAACTCTTACACAAAGAGAAAAGAGCTAGAGATACCATCCACATGGATTAAGCATATCGGTCTAGATTTTCAATCAAAACATCTTACTTTCAGAGATATAGACCGGACCAAGTTTGTGGTTAAGGTCACTAACGATTTGGGTCAGGATGTGGGACATGTTGTAGGAGTATTATTCTATTCTATCGCCACCATACCCTCTATCCCTTATCTCTCATCCAAGGATTTACATAGAGAAGGTTTAAACAAGGCATACAGATATAGACGAACTACTGAAACATCCATGCCAGAAGGAACACAGCAGATTAATATGGGAGACCCTATTGTCGAATTTAAATTAGTTGGGCTGAATCAACCCTATGCAGAAGATTCAGGATTTAATGGTTACCACCTTATGGCTATATGTATATCTTTATTGAATGACTTCCATTTGCCCATTTTGCCTTATTATAGAATGAACAAAGATATGTTGTTGGTTCAAGGTGCCAGACCACTCAATGGATTGGCTTACCCAATTTATGTATCTTCGGTTCCTGGTGCTGTTCCGTTCTATGAAAAGAATGGATTTGTGAAAGTGCCGAGAAGTCCATTTACAGGTGGACCAGTAGACCACAGATTTGAACAACAACTCATTTTAGTCGCGTAAAAACATATAAAAATAACTATGTTTCCATTATAATGTCCGTTCCAGACAAGTTTGATCAGGTCTATCAGGAGTTTACCAATGACCTGTATACGACTTTTCCAGAGCTCAAAGAAGTCCCCCTGGGGACCACGGAGGAAGTCTATGCCTATTGTCTCGAGTTGTATCCCAAGGTCTTCTTCGAGGTCCTCTACGAGAATGAGACATTCTTTGAGGTGCCTCGTTTCATGTTGCCCAACATTGACTTTAAGAACTTGATGGAGGACGACAAGATTACGGACAAAACGAAAAAGACCATCTGGAAATACCTCCAGCTCATATTGTTTGCCGTCTTGGAACAGGTCGAGAACAAGGATTCCTTTGGAGATACCTCCAAATTGTTCGAGGCCATTCATCAGGAAGACTTACACAAGAAGATTATGGAGACGATGGGCGAGATGAAGGACCTCTTTACGCCACGTGACATTTCAGGCGAAGGCATTTCAGGTGAAATCCCGACATCCCCTTTTGAAGACCCAGAGAAAATCAAGAGCCATTTAGAAGGATTGATGGACGGGAAGATTGGGTCGCTGGCCAAGGAGATTGCGATGGAGGCCACCAAAGAACTGGGCGACGTCGAAGACAAGGACGAGTTTATGAAGCAGCTCATGAAAAACCCTACTAAAATCATGGAGCTTGTCAAGAATATCGGAACCACATTGGAGACAAAGATTAAGAAGGGAGACCTCAAGGAGAGTGAACTTCTGGAAGAGGCTGCCGAGATTATGAAGAAGATGACGATGATGCCTGGGATGAAGGAGATGATGAGCAAGATGGGGATGGGAGGTAAGATGGATTTCAAGGGAATGAGCAACAAAATTCAAGAAAATATCAAAATCACCAAGACCAAGGAACGACTCCAGCGAAAACGAGAGGAGCGGGCAGCAGCAAAGCCCGAAGGGCGGGCAGAAGCAGGTCCTGAGCCGATTATCACAGAAAAGTCAGCCGATACTTTTATCGTGGACGTAGACGGGTCCAAGCCCGCCAAGAGCAAAGGCAAGAAGAAAAAGAACAAGAAATAATCATGCTTAAAATATAATCATGTATATATATGAACTTTTGGGGGGATAATCCAACCTTACTCTTTGACTCGAGATATATACAAGAGATTTGGATTTATGACGGGATGGACCGAAACCAATCCCTGAATGCTTTGTCTCGACTTATCATCGTGTTGTCTGTGATTGGATTTGCTTGTTTCAATCGTATTCTCTTTCTTGTCATAGGAGGTATCTTGTTAGGTTGTATCGTTCTCTTTCACAATAGCCAGAAAGAGAACTTTGATACTGAATTGTCTGACTACCAGCGCATCGACCAATCTAATCCCTTGAACAATGTCTTGATGCAAGACTACAAATACAATCCCATGAAAACGGCGGAACCCAAGGACTATGGCGAACAAAAGGAAAAGAGTATCAACGACAAGACCAAACAATTTATTTTACAGGAAAACAAAGGCAATTCTCAGATTGGAGACCTGTTTAAAAATAAAGCAGACCAATTCCAATTTGAACAGTCTTTAAGACCGTTTCATACAAACCCGGTTACGACGGTAGACCAGTCTGAATACAAGGATTTTTTAAAATACTGTTACGGGGTGTTGCCGTCGGATAAGCCGCTACGCATCTTTTAATTTGATTTCTAACTTCTAACTTCTGATTTCTAAATTTAATTTTGTCTCGGATAAAAATCCGAGACAAAATCTGTAAAGGCTAAAATAAAATATCTCTTTACAACTATATGAGTGTTGTGGATTTCCAATTTGACCAGTTGAGCCGAATCGGGAATGACGCCGTGACCAATACCCAGAAAGGCATTATGAACCAGCACTATTCGAATTACAACCTCATGAATCCTTATACCCAGTCCTGTAATACGACCCTAGAGTTTGCCACGAGCCAGCCCAATCTCTTTTTCAGGGGCACGTATGGCGTCGGACCCAACGGGTGCAATGTAGAGCAATCGACACAGTTACAACAGAGCAAGAATACGACCAACAATATCAAGGTTTCACTTCACCAAAGACCTTACCTGTCGGTTCCCTTTTTAGGGCGCGGGAACGTGAATGTCGCGGCCGAGAACGAGCTCAAGTTCGGCGATACCTTTAAAGAGAAAAAGAGCGTGATTCAGATGTCAGAGACGGATTATCTTCCTTTGGAGAGTTTTCCTCTTTACGACAAGGACGTGATGGTCAAGAAGAGTGGCCTGGAGTCGGGTTGGTTTGTCGGCACAGACACACGCGAACTCTACAAACAAAACACACCCAAGGCATAAAAAATATAAATATACTATCTAGTATAATGGCTTCTACGCGCAATCTGAATACCGCCCTGGACTACCAATCCGAGAAACGGAAAGACCAACAACATCTTGCCTACAATACCTTTCGAGGATTTGGTGTAAATCATGCGCCGACTCTCTTCACCAACGGTCCCAATCCTTCCATCTATGCCGGCCAACTCGATGGTAATGCGATTGACGTAGAGTCGATGCTTCGAGGTATACGTTCCACCAATTTAGAAGGGACATCCTTCAAGGCTTGTCCCTGTCCTGTCATGCTCCAGGAAACATCGTATTACAAAAAGGTTCCATTGATGATGCCCGACCCTTATATCTCGTTAAATCGGGAACGCCCGAATTATTTAAACTAAACTAAGTATATATGGCGTTTACTCGATTTCACGATGACCCAGACCGTATCTCTCGAAAATTAACCGAGTCCACCCAAATGGGCATCTATCATTTAAATACCCCAGGTAATGGCATGTCGAACCCTTACATCGATGACGTTCATGTTCGCTTGCAGAAATGGGGCGCCAATCTACAGACGAACGGATTTGAGGTGAGTCAGTCTTTACGACCCAAGACCCTGAGTCGAGATGCGATTCCGTATACCAAACCTCAAACTCGCTCCAACTCGTATGGAACAAGCACATTTGCCGTCGATGAGTCGCGCACCTCACTTCCTGCCTGGACTTTCCGTGAAAAGCCGCAAGCTCAATATGCTTTTTTACCACTAAATCCACAAGCCAATCTCTTTTTCAAGTTTGATAACAATTGCCCCACACGTATGCTCGAAAAAGATTATTATCGTTCTGCATACTATTAAAATATTTATTTATACTAATGGCTCAAATCGCAATACCCGTAGTCATGTTAGGGGCCTTGTATTTAATGTCCAACGACAAGTCTAAGAAAGAGGGATTTAAAGAACTCTCGGCCGCCAACGTCGAAGACTCCACGCTCCTGTTGAAGGATACCGAGAAAAAGGTGGTCAGTAAGTCTGCCACTTCGAAATATGGCATGAACAGTGATGGTGATTACTCACAGTATCAGGATAAGTATTTTACGCCGAAGCAAGAAGATTCCAAGAAGTTGTTTCGTTCCTTGGATGGAAATGACATCTTAACCGAGGATGTCAAACATAGCAACATGACAATGTTTTACAATTCGAAATCGTATGGTTCAAACTTTACCGACAATCAAATTCTGGATAGCAAGGATGGAAAAGGGTCACTCTTTATTGAAAAGAAAGAAATCTCGTCTTTTTTTAAGCCAACGGAGAAGGTGACGGCCGTGTTTGGAAATCAGAATCAAAATGACTTTTATCAGTCTCGTGTGCAAGAGTCGTCAAGACATGCAAACGACAAGCCTTGGCAGGAAATCAAAGACCAAAAGGGAAACAATGGGTTTAATTGGGGGCTCAACGAGCAACAGCGACCCAAGACGGTTGATGAATTACGCGTGGCAACCAATCCCAAGTCCAATTATGAGAATAACTATCAAGCCCCTGCCTATGACCCAAAACAAATTGCCACTTCTCAAGAACAAATGGGTAAGTTTATCAAGAAAACGCCTGAAACCTTCCGTGCCTATCATGGGGTAGAAAGCGCAGGTATTGCGGGTGGTATCGAGCGTCCTCGCAACAAACCCATTGAGATGTTGACCAAAGAAGAACGCGAAAGCACGACGTTTGAATATTATGGCGTGAAGTTGGGCGAGGAAATGGGTTATGCAAACAAGGGACAAGAGGGAACCGTCCACAAACAATCCTATTCTGGCGCAGACCCTCTGAACCTTGCACCTCAAGGACAATTTCCCACGACTCAGCAAAATTACGGAAAAGAAAGTTATACCTCCTATACCAACAGTCGAGACAGTCAAGAAGAGTATTACGGAACGGTTGGAGGTATGTTTATGGCCAACGTCGTAGACCCGATTGTCAAAACGTTACGTTACAGTAAAAAAATGAATACCATTGACCAGACGTATCAGAGCAATCTCAAGGGAGGCGCGAAACCTTTGGTGTTTAATCCACATGAACAACTGGTCACCACGCACCGAGAGATGGACGTGGAGAAGATTGGATTAAACTACCTCCATACAAACCGCCAACAAGGCACGACCGGGTATCAGGTGGCCAACCCGTATATTGAAGCGACCCAGCGACAATCTACACAGGGCGAGGTGTTTGGTCAACCCAAGGGAAAACAAAAGAACAAATCGTATGACGCGGAATACAACCAACGCAATACAGTGCGTGATGTCACCAATCGATTCCCCTTGGGAAATGCCAAACAATTGAACGTGGAAACCAATTACACCAGTTCGAACCGTGTGGTGGAAAACGATTATCGACAGATGGGGCGAGCCGCCTCGGTGCCAGATACACAGTTTTTAGGAACCTCAACGAGCGAACCTCAGCAATACCGCATCGCCAATCAGGACCCCACGTTCGACCTCTTGAAAGCATTCAAGAGTAATCCATACACACAACCCATTGGAAGTGTGGCTTAAATAAAATATATATAGATAGTATACATGCAAACGAAGACGACCTTATTTACCGCGTTTATTGTGACGATTGTATCGTTTGTGGTCCTGGATACCATCTACTTTAGCTTGATGTATAGATTCATGAATGAAACCATTGAAAAACTACAACGTAAACCGCTGGCCATACGTTACAGTTCGGCCCTAGTCTGCTACCTGGCCATGACGACTTTATTGGTCTATTTTATTATAGTCAAAAACCATACGATAAGGGAAGCATTCTTTTTGGGGTTCCTGGTCTATCTCATTTACGAAACCACCAATTATGCCATTCTGAGGGACTGGCCCATTTCTCTTGTTTTTATCGACAGTATATGGGGCGGCATCCTCTTCATGCTGGTTGCCATGATAAATAAAATATTTGTATAATCTACATGAAATCTACATCCAATTCAGGCCTATCCAGTTTCATGTTTTTCTCCGTGTTTAGCGGCGTGTTGGGCGCGCTGGCGTCCATGGCCTTGGTTGGTCTGATTTGTCTCACCTTTTTTGGGTTGGGGTATTACCTGATTGTGGCGTATAACAAGAAGGGAACTAAGCTGTTTGAGGACATTCAGCCTATGCAATATTTAGGTATCCTGCTCTGCTTGATTGGATGTCTTCCGTTTATCCAATATTTCTTCTTTGGGTTCTTGTCCAATGCCGGGGGTATGGTATTTGACCAGATGTTTGGCGGGGAGTAAATTATCAATAATCATCAGGTCCAATAAACGAATTATCTGAACGCATGATTAATTTATACATTACTTTAAAATAGTCATCCTTTCCCAATACCTTTATTTGTAATTCATCAAAAACATTATTCATGTAATCTTTCCAATCTATATTCCTACAATAGGGACACCTAAAGTATTGCGATGGACCATCATTTTTTTGTTTCGTTATTTTATCCCAACACTCACCACAAATAACACAATGACAATTTTCTATACAACATGTATGATTGTTATTATGCTTGGATGTAACAAGTAAATTAAACATATTACCTTCAACACGGTTAACCTTTTTATCCTTTAGCCATGTTACAAATTCTTCTTCCGATTTGGGTGAAAAAAACTTCTCAAAACATATTGCGCATTCCATGAAACAAATACACAAATCCCGTTTATATCTTTATCGTAAAGGCCTCAAGTATTTGAACAAGAGTTGTTCCACGACTTCATGCAAACGTTCAGGCAATTGGTCGGGCAATCCTCTATAGACCTCGGCGTGGTCCTCAATGAATACGAGTTGACCATCTTCCATCTTCAGATGATAATCTTTGTAAGGAACGCCGCCGGCCATGGTTGTTTTACACAGAAAGGGTTCGGGTTTATGCGTTAGGAAATGAATACCGATGCTTTCGTCTGGGTTTATAACTTCATAGGTCTCGTATCCCCATGTATCGGATGGACTCTCTTCAAAAAAACAGAGACAACGTTGTCCGTCGTATTGTCCAATAATGGTTTCGTGGTTCTGTTTATGGATGTTCATGCTATCGACCGAATAGGGTTCGGCTTTTACCTGGTCCACATACATCGGACCTAAAAAGTAAAAGGCTGGGTCCAGGATGTAATAGCTTGTCTCGGTTAAGGGAACAAGCAGCGAGACATGACAGATATCCGGAGTTCCCTCCACTCGAAAGATGTTAGGGACACTTGCGGGCACGATGAAAGACCGTATCTTGTAATTGGAAAGTAGGTATCGTTTGAGAAAAGTCGTCATCGCTATACAGTTTCCAGAATGGTATTTGTCCAACGTATGCGAGGACAGAGTTAGACGATAAGAGTGATAGGGAAAGGTTGAAAAGGCAATGTTTTCATAACAAGCCTCTAATGCCTTTTGTATCGCCTCGTTTGGCACGGTTTGGTTAAAGAGGGTAATCTCTCTTCGTTTCATTATATCATATAGAGAAATAATGAAAGGTAGTTTAGATGGAAATGATAAGTTCTTTACTGGAGACGTATCGGACGTCACGTAACCTACCTCATTTGTTGCTTCATGGCGATGTCCATTCTGGGAAACGAAAGGCATTACAGCAATTTCTGAATGAGATTTATACACCCGAAGAGAAACAGCAATACTGTATGTTTATTGAATGTTCCATGTGCAAAGGGATTAAGATGATACGAGATGACATTAAAGAATTCGTCAAGCAACAGTGTATTCATCCACATCTTTTTAAGAGTATCATTTTGTATGATGCGGAAAATCTCACGATTGATGCGCAGTATTCGTTGCGTCGTTGTATTGAAATATACAGCAACAAGAATCGTTTCTTTATTGTGACGTCTTACAAGGATAAGTTATTGAACCCCATTTGTTCGCGTTTTGTCCATGTGTATTTTTCCGGAAAGATGAACGTGTCTCCGTTGCCCGAGTTACCGCCCGAGTATACCCTATGGAAAGAACAAGGCGGGCTAGAGTTCATCGAACTACTCTATAAAAACGGGATACATGGTGACCGATTGTTACAGCATTATACAAAAAATGGCGCCTTACATGAATTTACATTCTTTTACGAAGAATTATGTAAAAAGGTGAAACACGAGAAGATGATACTCTTTTTTATCCTGAAACAGTTTGAACCGACCCTTTTTGTTTAGAAATTCGTTTAGAAAATGCGTTTTCTTTATCTAAATCTATATATGGATGATACAACGTCAAATATATTACAGGAATCCAAAAACGAATGGTCTATTCTGCTCATGAATTACGTGACCCCGCATATCATGGACGGGTTTCGTTCCATCTTTAACGAGTCGGTTCAGCTGTGTGATACGAATGAAGAACCCGAGAAGTATTTGATGACCTTTCAGAACCTGTTAACGCGCATTCCCAAGTGGAACCAACAGACGATTGACTTGGAGAAGGAACGAATTGTCAAGATGTGTAACTGTGCCTATTTGGAAGATTTGGTGGTGTGTGTGCACATTATCCAGATGAAGATTTTGAGTTGTGTTCGGGTGGGTTCCGAGACCAAGAAACTCAACATTGACATTCCTGATTTTGGATTGTTCGTTCACCAAGTCTATACCAACGTGGCTCGAAAGCTATATTCTTCCATTTATCTCTTTGAACTCGAAGTATCCGGACTTGAGAAGCAAAAGCGGACGCGCGAGTTTGAGCTCTTGGTCCAGATCTGCATCATGAATACGATTCGAGACCGTATTCCCATCGAGGCTCTGCTCCGTCAATATATTGATGAGTCGACAGAATACATTACAAAGGAGCCTGACGCCAAACCTGAGAAACCAGAGAAGCCTGTAGAGAAGCCACAAGATAAGCCCGTGGAGAAGCCTATAGAGAAGCCTGTAGAGGAGCCCGTATGCCCTGTGCCTGAACCAACTCCGGTATTGAAGACAGAGATCATTCCTATCGAGGAACCTAAACCCAAACTCTCTTTTAATCCAGAGGTAGAAACATTTGACCTTCCCCCCTTGGAATCACATGACGATTTTAAAATAGGGGAAGACATTCCTATCCAAGCTCTCTGTTTCGACGACATGGACAAGAGCGATACCTTGGATTTAGGCATCGTTGAACTGTAAATCGTTTGATGTCGACTTTTTTTCTTCCCTTCAAGTGTAATGGAGGAAATCTATCTTGGACTCATCGCAGGAGGTATGTTTTTTGTGGTCAAGCTTATTCTGGAGAAACTCA